TTCGTGGATGCGACACGCTCCAAAGTACAAAAGAACAATTGATTATTTGCGTGAACGCTTTTGCCAGGAGATTACACGTATACCGATCGCAAATCGGTCCTACCGATTGGCGGAATATCAAAGAATACTCAACCATGCAAAAAAAGATAAGGATATAGAATCACAGGTTAAAGCACTAAGAAATTCCGAGCTTGATATTGGCGATCATCTTGATAAATTAAGCGATGCGATTGCAAAGTCGCACAAGGGAGATATAATTGTCAACAATTGGGTCATTACTGCCGGCGATGAGGAGATCGCGCACGTGGCGCGAGAGCGCAGCGCAATCCTTGAGCGAGCCGGTCGATTCAGCGATAATTGAACGTTTTTGCCCGGAATGGCGTTTCGCTGAAATACATCGCAATTCGCTCGGGCAGCAGATGAGTTATAATCGCCCCGGGTGGTCGTGGTTTCACGATATCTTTTTCGATAGCTCTCCCCACAAAATATTTATGAAATCGGTTCAGTGCGGTATATCCGATTATGCACAGCTATGGATGTTCAATAAACTCTATCATGCATTGTCCGGCGCGTATATAATGCCGACCAACGTTAAACGAGATGAATATGTCAATGATCGATTCGCGAAATTGATGGGGTGGGTCCCGATTTATAAGCGCGCCCTCCGGGATACGGACAATACGCGCGTCAAACATTTTTGGGATGCTTCTCTCCATTTTCTCGGTTCGAATGTTCCAGATGATTTTACCGGCATAAGCATTCAGTGGTACGTAATCGATGAATTTGATAAGTGCAACCAGGGAAATCTTCTGATGCTCGAGGATCGCGTATCCTCCGCTCGGCGTCTTACCGGCAAGGAACCGGAATGGTTGAAGATAAGCAATCCGAGTATCGACAATGATTTGATTCATCGAGAGTACCTCAATTCCGATCAAAAGGAATGGCATGTCAAATGCGGATCATGCGGGTATCAACAACCGCTCGATTGGTTTATCAATTTCGTCAAACAGGTTGGCGACAATGAATACGAAAATATTTGCCAGGAAGTAAATGGAGATTATAGTCCCATTTGTAATAAATGCAGCAATCCGCTGGATCGGTTGGGTCGAGGTAATTGGTTGCCCAGGTGCCCGGAGAATGGAATCTCCGGGTACCATATTTCAAAATTATTCACCGATCAAGCAACCGTAAAAGAACTCATGGATCGCTTCCTGGCTGCACGTTATCATCCACTCTTGATGCAGCATTTCCGAAATTCAGAATTGGGTATGCCATATACCGGCGCTGGGGATAAACTGGAATACGCCGATCTGGAACGGTGCGCCAGAGACTATACCATGCCGCATACTGCGGTTGGAGCAGTGGGGGGAATTGATCCCGGCAAAGAATTCCACATGAAATTTGCCGCTCTCGAAAACGGGCAGGAAAAGATGATCTACGCCGGTCATGCCGGTTCGGTCGAAGAAACCGTGCGACTCTTGCGGCAGCACAATGTAACGACTTATGTGGTCGATGGCGGCGCCGAATTACATGCCGCCAGAAAGATTCTTGAATTGCATCCGGGTGGATACCTGTCGTTCTATGATCGACCGAATAAGCCATCCGTGCAACCGGATATAAAAACACGTGCGATTCATGCTAACCGTACGGAATCGATTGACGAAATGGTAGAAGCCCATTTAACGGGAGTGATTGTGCTACCCAAGAATTGGGCGAATATAGACGCGGGTGAATTCTTCCGACAGATGAACGCACCTACAAGACAGCCGCGGGAACGATCGATCAATGGCGTGAAACAGATTGTCTATGTCTGGGAAGAAGGTTCTAAGGCCGATCATTATTTCCATGCAAGTAATTATTGTCATATGGCGGCAAAGAAGAGAGGGTTTGGACAGCAGGCGATACAGATACAATGGGTTTAATTAATCATAGGGCGTGACGACTTATGATTGATGAATTTAAACATATTCAGACGATGGCATGAGAGAAGGCGAGAACGGCAATTTAATCTTTTCCGGGATGCCCTTTCCGAGCATTTCAAAGATTTATCCCCACAGCGTGTAATTCATATCGGCGGATACCCGGTCTTATTCCAGGGCGAGGCCTTTCAGGATTCCGAAATCAACCAGAAAGATGTCAACGTAGCCATAGCTGTACGCCTTATCTCAAACGCAATATCAGGTCTGCCCGTCAAAGTTCAAAGACAGATGAGCAAGGAAGGTGATTCCGTTTGGGAAGATGATGATATCCATGAGCTGAATGGCATTCTCAGACAACCGAATCCATTTCATAATTTGCAGGAAATTCTTTGCCACGCATGTCAATCATTGATCATAACCGGTAATGCCAAATATCAAATTGCGATCAAAGGATTAGGTACACCGACTGCAATATGGCCCCATCCTTCGCATATGATAAAATTGATTTATGATAAAGGGACCGGCTTGCCAAGTCATTATCTGCTCGATCCTAATAAACGGAAGATTGTCTTAAAGATGGAAGAAGTGATCCATCTAAAACTCTATCATATGTTGAGCCCGTTTGATGGGATATTCCCAAATCAACCGGTGCAGGATCAAGTCGAGAGCAATCGTTATGCTCTACAGTGGAATAAATTATTTTTCAACAATGGGGCGGTACCTGATCTGTTATTTGAAGACACCAATAGTTTATTAACGTCCCAGGAATCACAGGAACAATTCCTCGAGAGTTGGGCCCAACGGCACGAGGGGGTCAAGAAATCACATAAACGAGGAATTCTTCCTCCTGGGATAAAACCTCACGTACTTTCGTGTAATATCAAGGATATGGCTTTTGCCGAACTCATAAGATTGAATAGAGAGCAGATACTCGGCTTTCTTCAAATTCCTCCCGCGGAAGCCGGTATTTACGAATATGCCAATTATGCTAACGCTATGATCCAGAAGAAAACATATTGGGAAAATTGTCTGATTCCCTTTATTCGGATCATTCAGATCGGATTCAATCATCAGCTGGTCTGGCGCTATTGGGATATCGATCATAGACTAATAATCGATTATTCAGGAGTGGAGGCGCTTCAGGCAGATAAGGAAGTTCAGGCCCGGGCAGTCACTCTGAATTATAACGCCGGGCTTATTACCCTCAATGAAGGCCGCGCCGATCTTGGGAAGGAACCCGTCGACGGAGGTGATGAATTCAAACAACAGCCGGCGGCCTTTCAGTTTAATCCGGGGGGCGGTATGCAGAGTGTTGTCGGGAATGACAATAGTCACGCCCTACCGACAAAGACGTTCATATCGTCCCCTTATGATTCAATGCGCAAAGGGCGGGCCGCAAGACTCATAACTTACGAAAAGAAGATGGCCGATAAATGGGAAAATTATTTCAGCGCTCAGGGGAAAAGAGTGCTTGCAAATATTAGCAAAGTTACTTCCGGCGGACTGCTGATGTCAGCAATTTATCTTGCATATGATAAAGCCACCAGACCGCAGGAACCTTCGGATATATTCAATCTGTTCGATGAGAATGAGGAGCTTAATATCCTTCTTCGGCCATTTATCGGCGACACTATTGAAGACGTTGCTCGTCAAGCTTTAGCCGAGGCCGGTAAAGACCCATATTTCAATGTGGATAATCCCTGGATAAAAGAGGAGATAAATCGGATATGGAATAGAAGCAAGCAAATAAATGAGGAAAGTTTTGCAATCATAAAGGAACTTCTTCGTCAGGCGTATGAAGATGACTGGGCCCTGGGCCAGTTGGAAAATGCAATCAGAGATAAATATATCGGTTGGATTAGAAGCGATCCCGGGATACAATCTCGCGCAATGACAATCGCACGGACAGAGACAAACACGGTTGTTTCTGGCGCCACCAATTTCGGATATATGCAAGCCGGGATAAAAAAGAAATGGCTGGCATCGATAGATGAACGTACCCGGGAATCTCATATTCAACTCGATGCTGCCGATCCCGTCGCGGCTGACGCATCCTGGATCACAATAACCGGCGCGGAAATGCGTTATCCTGGCGATCCTAATGGCCCCGCCGAAGAAGTCGTCAATTGTAGATGTGCATTGATACCAGTAGAAACATAGGGCGTGCAGAAGAGGAGAATGACAATGTTGAAAGACAAAACGCTTGCGAGACTGGCGGGCATATTCTTCTTAGTACTTATCGCCCTGACGATTTCGCTGATGTATCAGAGTGATTCGAAAGCGGAGAACCCTGGATCGTGGCGATACTCGAACAGTCACACCTTCGAGATCAATATTAAGAAAACCGCGGCCAAAACTCTTGACAGTCAATTAATTGTCGGGACAGGGCTCGCTCCGATTTTTGATTTTACTGGATTAGCCCCATATACGAGAGTGAGTGGATGGATAAAAGCCGAGGTGGTTCTTCTGGATACCAATGCGGGGGGTGAATATATTGACACGACAAAAGACTCGATGCGCTATGCAATATATACACGATGCCAGGGCGATACTATCTCGAAATTGATAAAAGGATCATCTACAACGGATTCCATAATAAAGGCCGGATGGTTTGGCGGCACACCGGTATGGTTTACGACAAGTGTCGATTCCGCTCTCTGCGATGAAGTATTCTTTAAAATATATACAGCTATCGGAGATTCAGATCATTCCGTCGTAGATGCTGGTTGCGGAGTAACCTACAAGGTGACCGTCAATATGGTTGCGAAGCAGTAGGTGATGAACGATGCCAGTTGATGTAACCGAAAATTATATCCGGATTCGAGTCGCTAATCCTGGCGATTTTGAAGATGGTTCATTTCGAACAATTTGGATAGATCAGAAGGAAGGCATCAAGGCGATCATTGGAAAGAAAAAAGGTGAGACAAAAACCAGCACCCAGGCGTTCCTATTCGATCGAGATAAGGGTTGGACGCTAAATACTGCCAAAAAATGGGTGACGGATCATGGTCATTCAATTGTCGGGAAAATAGATGGTCTCTCAAAAGGAATGGGGGCCTTCGTATTCAAATCGCTTGGACCCGAAGATGCGGATGCATCCCTGAATTTTCATGGATATTTCAGCACCCGGGATAAAGATCGCGGCGGCGATATTACTTTACCATCGGCCTTTGAAAAGACCATGCCCAGATATATGACGAATCCGGTCATCTGCTTTAATCACAATTTCGACAACGTCATAGGTCAGGTTAGAAATTACGATATTGATGAGACCGGAGTATCAGTCCGGGGCGAAATACATGGATTGACGCAGGTGGCTCGTGACGTCGGTAATCTCATCAAGGCCGGCATTCTGAAAACTATGTCATTCATGTATGACATTATCGATTATGATATGGATGACAAAAGTAATACGCGTACTCTGAAGGAAGTAGAATTATATGAGGTGTCTGTCGTAACCGTCCCGATGAATCCCAATGCCGTCATATCACTCGCAAAATCAAACGGAATTAATTTAAGCAATGAAACAATAACTGCACTTTCTCCAAAGGGCGGGGGAATGTCAAGGAAAGGAGTCTCCAGTATGGAGAAGGAACTCTTCAAAGAAGAAATTGACTCCTCTTTGGAACCCGTCCGCGGAGAAGTCAAAAGTCTTACATCTTCGGTTTCGGATTTGAAGAACGAAATCAAGAATGTGGCGAAATTACAAGAGCAAATGAAGGAAATGCAAGGACGGGATAAATCCGAGGTGCTTACATTCACGGAAAAATTGGCCAAGGATTTTAAAGACGCAGTCGAGAAGCTAACTGTGGCCCAAGCGTTGAATGCCAATAAAGTCATCTATGGTAATCGGGGCGATACCAATATCGGTATATCAAAAGCTCTGCATATGCCGGAGAATAGGCTGAAAAGGATTATGTCTCCCGCGGCTTATGGCGATATCGATGATTTCCGTCGGTTAAATGACGGAGCCTTGCTCGCTGATATGCTCAAATCAGCCATGGATGAAGGTTGGAGTCAGAGGCCACGGGCGGAACGGATCAAAGAAATAGGCATCTATGATGAACTTCAGATGTTGGCCAAGGCTATGGATACAGCGACCTCCGCGGAAGGCTCACAATGGTTGCCGGTGGAATATTCCCGCCGCTTATTCGAAATGATCAGACTTGAACAGGTTGTGGCGCCGATGCATCCTTCCTTTGCTATGGTGCAGGCGAGTCAAGTACTGCCCGTGGAAGGCGCGAATATAATTGCGACTCGCGCGACGCAGCGTACCGCTGTCATATCGGCCTTTGAAACGACGGAGCAAACGCCGGGAACCGCGAACAAAACATTCACGGCCGAGAAACTCCGAGGACGAGTGCAGTGGTCGGGCGAAGCGGATATGGATTTGGTTATAAGTCTTATCGATTATATCCAAATGAAAATCGCCCGCGGCATCGCACGAGCAAAGGACAATGCGATCATAGCCGGGGATGACGCAGCTGGCGCCGGCTTTGATACGGGCGATGTGCCGGGTGCGACCGATGCCCGCTATTGCTGGAATGGATACCGCTCGTTGGTGATTTGTCCTGCCGCCAGGAAGATCGACATGTCAACATTTTCGGAGCAGAAAATCAATTCTCTGAGAGCCCTCATGGGGAAATATGCTAAGTCGCCGAATGACTTTTTCTGGCTGATGTCCATTACCGGATATCTTCTGCACTGTCTCAGCCCGGATGAGATGCCCTCATTCAGGACGGTCGATAAGTATGGTCCTCAGGCGACGGTTGTAACCGGCGAACTCGGCAAGATCAACGGATCGCCCCTCGTTGTTTCCGAATTTGTATTGGATACGTACAATGCTGCCGGTGTTTATGACAATGTAACAAAGACGAAGACGATTTTATTGGGCGTTAATCGCGGCGCTCTTATGTTGGGCGAATATCTGACGCCGACAATGGAAATTCTCCGAAATGCTCTGGACGATGTTTATGATATGGTTTCCTACGCGCGTTGCGACTTCCAGCCGCTCTTCGATACGAGTACTCAGCCCGTGGTCGTGATTGGATATAATA